GATCACGGCACTCTTTTCCGTAAGCAGATCGTGTGCTAGGAATCTGCTGCAAATTAGGTGAGCGGCATGATGCGCGGCCAGATATTGTTCCACCTGAGATCAAGTTGTGCCTAATCTTTCCATCGGTATCCACAAGCTTCATCCAGCCCGCGTTGCCCTCCGAGAGCATCGCAATACGCTTTTGCACTAAGAAAAACTCAGCAAGCTTCTTGGCCTCTGGGTACTCCAAAGCAATCAGCACATCTTCATCGATCTTTGGCTGACCGCTGGGGGTAAACACTTTTGGCTTCCACTTATATTTAGCAGTCAGACATTTAGCGATGTGCGCCCTAGAGTTTGGATTAAAGTGAACTACTTTGATCTTCATCATCTCTTCGCCCTTAACATAGCCGCGAGTCGCATTGTTGATCTTCGGGGTGAAAGGCGTGTGGATTTCCCACGGCTCAAACAGAGTAGCCAAAGAAGTCTCTAGGTCTAAACGCTTCTGCGATAATGTGGCATATAGCTCGCCTGCTTTCTCAAGATCAAACGTCCAGCCGTTGTTTCCTATTCTGAAGCACACTTCAGCAAGGTCATGCTCTAGGGCAATACTTCTTTCAGAAAAGTCAGTATCTCTATTGAGTAGCTTCAGTAGATCGTAAGTGACGTTTACGTCTTGCTCCATATACAGAAGCATGTCTTCATTAAAAGCACTCCAGCCGCCATCGTAATCGCCCTTGTTGTTACCTAGGCGCATCCCCCACGCAGCTAAACTGTGGCTGCCATAGAAACGCTTCAAGAAACCTTCTGGCTGCTTTGCTCTAACAGAGTCCTCGGTCATCAGGTCAGCTTTGATTAGCCGAGATAGCACTAACGTATCTGTGACCTTGCCTTTCGGTTTCCAATCAGGATAAATTTTCTGGATTGCAGGTATGTCGAAACCAATAACATTGTGTCCGATGATCTCATCAGCATTCGCCAGGATATCGATAGCTTCTTCAATCTGGTGCGGCCTAAAGGTTTTCATCGAGTTAACCCGTCTATCACATTGGGCAATGTCTTTAATAGCAATACAGTGGATGGTTGTTAATTCGGGAAGCAGCCCATTGGTCTCTATGTCGAAAACTAGGCGGCTCACAATGCCAACTCGCTTTGCTGTGGGCGCTTAGATAGAAGCTGTCGAGTGCGGAAGAAAGTAGCTTTCTTAGGGTAATGGGCTTGGAACAATCGCGCATAATATGGCCGATGGTTATTGTTCAGTTTAAAGCCTAGGTCATCACGGGTTTCGATGTCTTGGTGCCACCTGATTCGCTCAAAGATTGCATAGGCAGAATAGTTGCCCCGCCCAGTAGCGATGGCTGCATTTGTATATCTTTTAAACAATGACCAGACATCTGGGTTTTCTTTATGGAACTTGAGAAAGTCTTTTTCAAGACGAGTTTGCTCTTGAGACATAGGGTCTCTCCTTAAATGTTTTTATTTAGAATCTATCGGGGGATGCCTCTAACAGCCGTCCAGTTGCACGGGTGTATTCAAGGGTATCTGCTTGTCCTACTTCGCCAGTGAATCGGTTTTTCAGTAAGACTATTTCGCGGGTATCATCGGTAGGATCGTCTTCGTTCTTTTGTAGTCCTACGCAAAAATCAGCTAATTGAGCGAGGGCATGTGAGCCTCTAAGCTGGCTTAATTGGACTTTAGCTCCGTCTTCATGGCCTTTGTTGCCGTCTGGTCTTTTGAGATGGCTGACAAGGAAAAGGCAGATGTCTAGCTCCTGCACCAGCTTGGCAAGCGTGGTCATTATCGAGTCAATTAGCTTACGCTCATCAACGCCTTTATCGGTGACCATGCCACTGACAATGAGCGATATGTGATCTAAAAATATGGTTTTACAGCCCATACCTTTGACCATGTACTGGATTCGGTTAATGATTGTGTCAACTGCCGTGCAGCCACAGTGGTCAAATAAATAGATCGGGTTACCACCTAATAGCGAGTCATAAGCCTCAACGATCTCAGGCTCACCAATACCACTCGTAATAATAATGTTCTTCTTCATGTGAAGCCCTACAAGTCCCTGTAGCGTCCTCTTATTAGTCTCTTCCAGCATCAACAGGCCGACACTTTGCCCGCTCGTATGTAAGTGATAAGCGATCTCTCTAATGAAAGTAGACTTGCCTACACCGCTTCCCGCACAAATCGTGACCAGCCCAGTGCGTATGCCCAAGGTCATCTCATTAAGCTTTGAGTAAGGGTAGCTAACAGTGCTTGCCGCATCTGACTTGCCGATGATGTCCCGAAAGTCATCACTGCTCACAATCCCGTCCGGCCGCCAATCTTTGGCTCTCCAAATGGCATCGATAATTGCCTTCCCTTCTCCTTTCTGAAGGCATTCGTTGGCATCCTTGTACGGAAGTATCGCGAGCTTTACTTTGCCTACAGGGAGCGACTCAGCGCACTCTAGGGCCGCTCTCTGACCAGCATCATCTTGGTCAAACATCAATATGATCTCCTCAAACTGCATAAGGAAATCCCACTGGGCTATCAATGCTTTTTTGCCACTGGATGCACCTTGGCCAAGGCTGACCACGGGCCATTTGTTGCCTTGTACTTGGCTCACTGAAAGGCAATCAAGCTCCCCTTCGGTAATCACCAGCTTTTTGCCAGAGTTCCAAAGGTGCTGACCAAACAGTGTCATGTTTTTGGATTCACCTAGGATCGAAAAGTTTTTGCTGGCATCTCTAACCTTCTGAGCAATCACTAATCCTTCGGTATTACGGTAGTTTGCTATTTGGTGAGGTCTACCCTTGTAGTTGTCGGTCACTTGGTAATCAAATTTACGACAGGTCTCTTCGGATATGCCTCTGACTTCCAAAGTAGTGTAGTAGCCTGCAATCAAATCTGTTGGGCGCTTATGGTGCTGTTGGCTAATTTCTGTACTGCCACCATCGCCAGCTTCAAACGCTTGGCAGCCAAAGCAGAAAGTATGCCCATCGGTGTACACTGCTGCGTTATCAACACTCCCGCATTTCTCGCACGAAATGTGCTGTATCTTTTGCGAATCGTCTTCTTGATTTTGCATCTTGTTATGCCTTGTTTTTAACTTAAATATAAAAAAGGGGGCAACCTCTCGGCCACCCCCTCGCTCTCCTTCGACTGACTATTCTGTCAGCCACTCATCAGGGATCGTCTTATGCGCCCATCTGAAGTTTTGCTTGTCGCAGTAGCTTCCGTAGGTTGTTTTCGATCCCTTGTAGAGTTTGTTGTTGGCATTAGAAAATACAAACCTAATGTCAATGCCTGGATGTTGCTCACGGATAAACTGGTGCTTCTTGCGATCCTCTAAATCCCAGATGCCTTTTGTTTCGACATAAAAAAAGCCACCTTCTTTGGGTAGCTTAAAATCTGGGGTATAGCGTGACATTCGCATCGGCACTTCATAGGCAATCTTATCTGTCTCGTACAGTAACTCTAATCCTGCCTCAGTTATCTGCTTTGAGATTTTGTCTTCTAAGCCTGACCTAAATCCGTGTTTACGACCAACAGCGTTCTTAGAATCGACCTGCGGATTCCGATACCACTTCTTCTTCTGCTGCATCTTCGGCCGCATCTTCAAATTCCTCTTTCAGTATTTCCTTTGCGATAAAGCCCCCGTCCACAGAGTCAAACCCAGCGTCTTCATCGCTGTTTCCACCGACTGGGGTAATCACTTGGACTTTGGCTAATTGAAGGCTGATGCCTTTGGAGCCGCTTACTGAGTAGGCCGAAATAGAGCCACCAAGCTTTAGGATAGAGCCACCCCATAGCGTAGGAATCTGCTCGCCGACCATGATTTGACCATCAGAGTCAAAGATCAAAGGTGCATACTTGGACTTGCACTTCATTACCATTTGTCCAGTTTCTTCGTCCTTTGCAAAAGGTATCTTGAACTTAGTGTTCTCACCGAACTCTTCGCGGCCTAGCTTCTCACAGGAATCGATTAGCTCGTCACAGTTCTCCATCGCTAACGATGTCTTGTAGACACCATCTGGATTGAACTGTGTATCAGGCTTATTTAGGTGTGGGTAAACTGCGGTGCCAACTGGAGTAATAAATTTTATTCTACGAGCCATGTGGACTCTCCTTAATTTTAGAATGATTGATAGGTTTGGTTTTTTCACTTTTCTTACGGGTAGTGATGAGTGTTTCAAGACAAATACCTAGTCTTTGAGCTTCATCAATCATCGGCAGAGGAAGTCGGTCACCTCTGCTAGAGATAATTTGGACGAACGAAAGTAAACGCGCTCTTGGGTGCATTCTTGGTTTTCCTTACTGGGGTTTTCGGTAGATTTTAACTGGTAGTATCATTTAGGTGGACACAAAGAAAAACCCACTAAAAAGTGGGCTTGGAGGGAGGGTCTAATTGAGGTTAGGTTTAGCTGTCAGGCAAAGCAGAAGTCTGATTCTGCGATTACAAGAAGATCAAGATGGCCCTTGTTGGGCAGCGCCAAGTCATCCAATGGGCTTGTGTCCGAAAGCTGCGCCAAAGTAGCGTCATAGATCATCGAATAAAGGCAGAACCCTGAGTACTGTTCTTTGAAGGTCTCGCGAACAATAGAGAACAAGTCCCAACTACTTTCGCAAGGTACAGCAAAAGAGTCGTGGATCAACATGAAGTCGTTAATTCCATTATCCTTTAGCGCGAGGACTGTACTCAGTAGGTGCGAAGAGTCCATCGAGTGAATGATGTTTGGTGAAATACCACTCTTGGATTGTCTGACACAGATTTTGTCACCGTCAGGACTCTTAAGACCAATCTGCGCTCTCTTCTTGACCTTGGCCGTCCGGTCATATAGATACACCTTTATTTTCTCTGATTTCCATCTGGTTTTCTTCTGTGTCACAGGAAAGCCAATCGGGGTACGCCAATGTATCGGTTTATTCTCTTTGGCCAATGCACTCGCACACTCTTGGAAAAACTCCATGCCCTGCTTTGCCGCACTAAGTACTTTCTGGACGCTAGTAAACGAGATGTTAGCTAAGAATTTAGAAGCTGCATTCTGCTGTTTTGCGTCCCCGAAATGATGCTCAATAGGCACATCAGAATGTAGTATCTCGTCTGTCAGCGCGTCCATGATCTGCTTTTTAATTTGCTCTGCCATCCCATAGGGGCGGCTAGAGTAGCAGTACGTCATGCAATTGGTTTTTAGCTCCTTTCTTGTGACACCGTAAGACAGCCAGAGATCAGCCAATTTCTTATCTTCATGGCCTTCGGGCTTACCTTTCGATATCGCCTCAATTACCGCGACAACCTCATCTGCCAAAGTCTGATAGACATCTTGAGGCTCTGCGCTTGGCACAAGATTTACTAAGGCTCCGGTCTCTTCGCTGAGAGAAGCTGCGCTGTAATGTTGTATTGCAGAGCATGAGCCGTCTAGCGATGGGCCGATACTACTCAAATACCCATTACCGTGGATTTTGTACTTTGCCCATTCCACACAGGCAGCATAAAACTGGAACGGCTTGTCGGCCTGTGACCAGAAGTCAAAGCTTTTTTCGTGGCTTACAAAGACAGAAAGAATATCGTCTTCGTTTTCTTTAAACCATCGCACTCTTTCTTCCAAAGACTTCTTAGATGTCCTGTCGAAGTCGCCTAAATTTGCTATGTGAATCATTAGCCACTCATCAGAATCTTCTGTAAGAGGCTTCTTGTTTGCAAAGCTAAACA